GTCTTCGGGCAGTTCCTGAATATGCGAAATTGCTTTTGGCTCAAAAGGAAATCTCATAGTAATCTAGGTTGTTTTTTAGTATTATAAATTTGCTGAAAAGTAAATTGTGCCAACTCTTCCCAATTCTTATTCATTATTTTAACAATAGGCTTTTTGGTTTCTAACCAGCCAAAAGTTTCTCCCTTGTCATTAATTAAAGAACCGCCCATTAAATTTATATCACAACAAAATGTTTCAAAAGTTTCATTTCTATTAAGATACGGCTGTAAGAAATCTGTTGCTAATTTCAAATAATCCATATTTTTTAAATGGTATATTAAACCCCGTTATTGGGCAAGTAAATGACTTTCTAAAAAAATTTCTAAGTTCTTGATTGTTTCCATGAACTCCTTTAACACCCTCGTGGCACTCTTGACATAAGACTACCAACTGCTGTATATCATTCATTCCCCACATCTCTAATTCTCTGCCGTAATATAACTTATAAACTTGAATAGCTACTTCTAAAAACTTTTTCAATACCTCTTCTCCTTCCCCTCTAAATACCCTGTGATGTAGTTGAAGTTGATAAGTAGAACCGCAATTTACACACCTGTCTTGTAAAGATAATATTTTTTCTGCTACTTCAGGACTTACTCCCTCGGTTTGTAATATGATAGCCATTTTCTTCTAATTGAGTTAAAAATAAAGTAAGAACACAGATAGCAAAACCTCTGTCTAAATTTCCTTTAGGATATTTTTCATCTATAAATTCTGAAACTATTTTTGCCATTTCTTGTGATTTCATAAATTAATCTTCATAATAAGTCCAAACCTTATAGGGAGATTTCTTATAACTAATAAACCATTCACATTCTGCTAACTCGCCCGCTTTTTCTTCTTCTTTTAATTCGGAAACTAAATGTAAATACGCTCTGCTAATATTTTGAAATTTTAATCTTGCGTTTTCACCTACTCCTTCCATTCCCAAAACTAACAAAGAAAACTTTTTAAAGGCACTATTTTTAGTTCTGGCAACGCAAGTCATGTCTCCTTCCTCTCCAATATATTCAGCAGATATGGTAAGTTCTTTTGAAATTTCTCTTAATCTATTATTCTTCATATAGTTGGATTAATTGAAATTTTAATATCTTTTTCTTTTACAGGCAACTTATTCACTAACTCATCAAAACTAAGGTCGCAATAGTCATCTACCCATTCATCTATAAAAAACAAAATGTCCGGGCAATCTTTTCTGATACCAAACAATATAGGGTCTCGCATTTGGCTTTTTTCTTCTTCGCTTACCTTAACATTCTTATTTTCTTCTCTCTTCTTTTTCTTATCTTCAGCTTCTTCATTCCAATAATGATAAATTACAAAATCATCAAATATTTTAGATTTTTCCAACTTTAATTTTTTATAAGCAATATCCTTAGGAATAGGGTTGGTATACTTATCATAAAGAGTATGTGAAATATGGCCACCCCTAACTTTATATTTATATTGGTCTATTAAACTTTTTTTCAAATAGAATCTTAAACCACAACCATAAACTTCTGAAAGAATAGTTTCTCTTTTTAATTCCGCTAAAAACCTATCTGATAAAGCATTTTGACCCTGTTTAAAATAAGTATATGCTAATCTTCTTAGTCTCTTTAGCCTTGATTTATATCTTGTATTACCTAAAATAGATAGTTTCTTTTTCAGAAACTTAAAAACAAGCTCTGAATGTAATCCTTCTTTTTCTACCTTTATAAAAACGACAGTTCCAGCATTAGTAATATAATTTGCATTTCCGGATATAACCCAACTACTTTCTGTGCCTATATCACCCCAATACCAACTCCCTTCCGTTCCGGAACCCGTTGAAATATTTTCTGGCATAAAATTAATTCTTAATTTTTTTAAAAATTATCCTTAAAGGCCATAACCAAGGTATTTGTTCTCCTTCGATATGTTTTAAGTAACCTTTATACGCTAATAAACTTCCTAAGTAAAACCATAAGTCTTTTATTTTTCTTAATAATTTCGCTATTGGTGCTAAGTACCATTTCCAATAAAACCAAGTACCTGACCAATCTTTTAGGCTAGTCTTAATAAATCCCTTTGGTATAACTCGGTTGGGCATTTGTTCATATGCGTTGGAAATTTCTACCCTAAAATATTCTTTCCAATTCTCGGGTTCAAATTTAACTATACGAGTTTGTTTCCCATCTGGAAGTTTATAATAAGGCGAAGTTACTACTCTCATACTATTTTAAAAAATTAATAGTTCCTTTAAAGCCCGGAAGTAATTGGGTTTCTTTTGGAAGGTTTACTTATTACTTCTAGACCTAGTCCTGGTATGGGCTTTAAAATAACCATTAATTTTGGGACTTATAGGCAATTGAAAATAATAAACTTGGTGTTGATTTTTAGCCTCTCATCCTTGTTTATTTTGAGGCACCTATAAGTCCCAATATATAAATATTTAGAATTTTACATCTTCTAGTACAATTTCTTCTGAAGTCTCTGAAACTTCATTTACTTTATCTCCACCACCATATTTCTCATTCTGCTTTTCTTTCATTTTAGCATAGCTTTTCTCAAATTGTTCTAATGCTTCTGGGTCTTCTTTTGGTGGCTGGTAACCTTCTGGTAATTTTCTGAAATGAGTGACCTTATTAACACCATTGACACTATCTGTCTCTACATCACAAGCAATATATCTACCCTCATAAATTCTAGCGTCTGGAATAGCCCTATAACCTGCTTGAAGCATAACATTTGGGACACTAGGATTATTTCGTTCTTCTGAATATTTAGCCATTAAAGCGTCATCATCAATGATATTTAAATCTTTATCTATTAAGACACCTTTTTCCGCCAAAAAACCATCTTCTAAATTTACTAATCCCATCATATAACCAATAAATGCTCTTAAAGCTGCGGGTTCTTTTTCCCTAGTGAATTGCCAACTAAAGGGTGAGAAATTCTTAAATAACCACCGAGTTAATGGTTTTACTTCTTTACCATTAATATCTCTAATAATAGTGCCTCCTTTAGGGCAAACTGGTAAACAAATAGCACAATAAGACAAAGTTAAGTCTTTCCAATTAGGAGTGCCATTAGCAAATGTAGGAGCCTTTCTTAATTCTACTTTTACTACTTTACAAATATAATTCTCTGCTACTAAGGGAGTACCCCCAGTCTTACTCTCATCGATTTCTTTCTTTGATTGAAAGTTAAATCCTGCTGACATAAGATAAATTTTTAATTATTAAGGGTTTTGTAGTGCCTATACAAAGGCTTAGTAACCCAAATTTTTGCTTTATTTTATTGAACTCGACTTTAACTCTTTAAAAAAAATGTCTAAAGAAATTAATGTCGCCGACCTAGCACAATTTATAGAGCAATAATTTTTTTCTTTTTTACTGGACAAATTAAAAGTTTCATATCTTGGGCTTTTAGAAATCTTTTCAAATAGCCTTATACCACCAACATCTAAAAAATTAAAGGATACCCACTCTCTCTGCTCTTCTTTATTATTAGAACTTTTACCGCAATAGTCGCAAGTTAAAATATTGGTTTTAATTAATTCTTCTTTTCGCATAAACCTTCATTATATTTTTTAATAGCCTCGCTGACTACATCCATTGAAATATTATTAAGACTATTTTCTAAAATATAGCCACCCTCTCTTTTCATTTCAAAAACCTTATCACTTGCTTCTTTTTCTTTTGAGGCCAATAAAGTACCCTCATAATAAATCTGAACTACTAATTTTAACTTTAATGCTTCTTTTTGAGGCATAATATATTAAGTTAATTTAATAAACTTCATCAATCATATCAAAAAATTCTTTTTTGACATTTAGGAAATCGGCCTCAGAGATAAATTCCCAAGTATCCTGATTTTTAAGCAACATTTTAATATATTCTCGAAATTCCTCAAAACTATAAGTTTGACAAATAAAATCTATTCTTCTTCCATCAGGTTGTTTTACTAATGCCTCTACGGACACTGTTCTGTCTACTAGATTAAATTTTTTAATTTTCTCATGAAAACTAGTATTTCGTTTTACGTAAGAACCTTCTAGTAGTAATATCTTTTTATCTTCTAAATCAGAAGCTATCTTTAAAAACTGTTCTTTCTCAGGGCTAATAATTTTTTTCTCAACTTTTGGTTCCTCCTTAGTAGGAGTATCTGATGTTATATCCATAAATAAATTCTAATTAATTATAATTCAATTTTAAGACACTTTTTAAATTTTGTCAAGTTTTTTATCCACAATCTTAATTACTTTATTGGCTCCTTCTTCCAGTAATAAATGGTCAAACTTTGGGACATAAATCATTCTTATTTTTGCGTCTCCACCCATCTCTTGCCGAATTTTACTTGCTAATGGTGCCACTTCTTCAAGTGCATCTCCTTCTAGCAAAATAATACAGCCTTCATAATCTGAAATAATTTTTTTAATTAAACTTTTGTGTTCCTTTGTGAAATTGTCTACACTGGACAAATCAGCCACTAATAGTGGAATTGCCATAGTTTTTTATTTAATAATTAATATATAAACTTTCTACAATACCCTTAAAAGTTCTGGACTTGATTTTTTTCTAGCCCGATTCGAACAGGCATCTTTGGCTTTACACCAACGTTTTTCCATTAAACTATAGATACTTCATCAAACCAGAACTGTCAGTCTAGACCCGTTCTTTTCAGAACTTTCAGGGGTATTATATTAATTTAATTTTTCTATAAACTTAAAATCTTCAAAAAAGCAATCTGCTCCGTATTCTATCCTTAAAAGCCTCATACAAATTTCCGCACTCATAGCTGATTTAAAACCACTAACCCTTATCCCCACACGTAATTTTATTTTAAAAAAATAATAATTCATAATTAAAAAGCTATATTATCTAAAGAAATTTCACTATCTAATTCTTCTTTTTCTTTCTTTACTTCCGCCTCGTAATTAACATCATCTATTCGTTCTATAAAAGTTCCAATATTCTCATTAAAAACCATGCTAATACTTGCCCCCACTCGACCATCCCTATTTTTTGCCACCTTAATAATTGCCTTTTCTCTTTCAACTTTATCCTCATTTTCATTATTTCTACAAACAAATATAACTTGGTCAGCATCCTGTTCCGTTCCAGAAGTATCCTTTAAATCTGAAAGAGACGGAATATAAATACCCTTACCCTTTTTAACTTTATCATGCCTATGAACATGAGATAATAGGATAATTGGTAGGTCTAATTCTCTAGCTAAAAGTTTTATACCTCTGACTAAATAAGCAGTTTCAGAAGTTCTATCTATCTTCCCTTCTACAAAATATTGTAAATGGTCAACTATTATAGCCTGACAATTATATTCTTCTTTAGCAATTCTACCACATTCAATTAATACCTTCAATTTTACATATCCAGAGCCATTATATAAATATAATGGTAAACCATCTCCTGGTTTTTCTCCTTTAAATTCCAATAAGGTTTTATCTATTCTCTCTAGAATTTCTGAAGGGTCTTTTATTTCTTTTAAATCGTCCCCAGATAATTTTGCCTTTAACATTAATATCTTTTTAGCAATATCTAATGGGGGCATTTCCAAACTAAAATAAAATACGGGATATTTCATTACTGCTAAATTTAAGCCAATATTACAACTAAGACTAGATTTACCTACGCTAGTATCTCCCGAAATAACTATTAATCGACCTTTTCGTAAACCGCCGACAATCTCATCTAATTTTGAGTAACCAGTTGGAATACCATAATGTTCCCCCTCAAGTAATAACTTTCTAAGAGTTTCATTAAAATCTGAAATAGGCAATATATTTTCCCCCTCTTCGCTCCTAACTGTTTTAGCCTTTCTCATTAAATCTAAAAAATCTGCTTTCGTATAACCATCATCTACAAAATAATTTGTAATATCTGTCTTCTTTCTCCCATCTTTTTTAGGTAATAGGATACTTTTACATTTTTCAAACCCTAATTTCTCCGCGGCTTTTTTCACTCCCGACCGACCTTCATCGTCTGTATCAAAACAATAATATATTTGCTGAATATCAGAAAATTTACTAACCCATTCTGGTGAAAAATAACCGGCACCTAAAGTTACGGAAACTACATTTTTTAATCCTCTTTGAATTAATTGTAATGCGTCAAATTCTCCCTCGGTTATTATAACTTGCTTAATAGGCTCTTTTAAAATGTCCCCATTAAATAAAGCAGGTTTACAACCCTTCTCTTGAATATACCTAGCACCGCTAGTAGCCTCTCCATCTAAATCAGGGTCTCTTCTATATTTAATATTAACTAATTTCCCATCTTCATAAATTGGAATTGAAATTTCCTTACCAGTAGACCCTATCTTAAACTGTTCTAATATTTCTTTCGTTAATTTTCTTTTAGTCATTAAATATTCCTGGAATTTAGTATCTATTGACCAAAGTCTAGAGGCCAACTGGAGCGGAATATCATACTTTAAAACTTTATATTCTTTCTTAATAGGTGTTGTTTCTTTTCCTTGCCATTTAGATAAATCAATATCTACATCGCCAAACGCCTGTCTAAACTGATTAAAATTTCCTCGATTTCCGCATTTTTTACAATCCCATAACCCAGACTCGGAACTCATATAGAAATGCGTATAGCCGTCATCTCCGCAAAACGGGCACACTTTAAGAAGAAATTGATGCTCTCCCGCCTCTTTAAATTCTAAGTTCTTCTCTTGAAAATATTTACTGATATAATCCCGCATAGGTAGGTATTTATTTTTATTTAATTCAATTCTAATTTACTTTTTTTATTTTGTCAAATTTGTTGGGGGTAAACTGCTGATAATCTTATTTAGCTTTAAAGGCAAATAATTGACATATTCCAAAGCTATTAATTTATGCTTCTCTGTTAAAATTTCATTAAACCTTGGCTCATTTCTTCTATGGTTAGTATTATGAAAATGCCCGTGTAAGTTTATATCAAAATTACCGTCTTCTGGAATTGGAATATGCGTAAAACAAATTCTTTTACCAAAAAGATTAATGTCTAACCTCTCTGAAACGGAGTCCCAGCCATTACCTAAATACCAACCCATACTCTTTCTATCGTGATTACCCCTAATTAAATAAGTTTTACAGTGTAAATTCTTCTTAAACCAATTATGATTTTCAATATCGTTACCTAAACATACATCACCTAAGTGAATTAGTAAATCTCCTTCTTTAACGCAATTAAGCAAACCCTTCTTAATTTTATCTTCAAAATTACTAGGTCGCAAGTTCTTTTCTAATATTAACTTATGACTGAAATGCGTGTCGGTAGTGACCCAAATATTCATATAATTTATTTACTAATTCGAATAATAGCCTCAGGGAACTCTTGGCATTGTTGTAATATCTCCAAAAGAAATTTCAATGCTGTGCCATAATCACCCCAACCATTTTTAGGATTAAGTTTTTTATACTGAGCTGGTTTTGCTAACATTTTTGAGTAACTCTTTAATAATATAGAAGTAATTTCTTTCGCCTTTTTGCCCTCGCTATTATACAAAGCGTCATATACTCCTGATAATCGCCACATATCAGATACATTATGAGTATAATTTCCTGAATAAATTTCGTGTGGGCTTGTTATCTCTAAACTAAAGTCTAAACTCATAAAATTTTATTTAATTATATTCTGATAGGCAAATTCACCATAAAGTTCTTTTGCTTTTCTATTATAAGCTAATGCGGCGTCTTTTTCTTTTTTAAAATATTTTCTATAATATAATTTTTTATCTTTATTTATTCGGGCGTCCCAAAGTCCGTATTTTTTACTCCAAGATACTCCTTTATATTTTGAGGTGGGTGTTTGACCACCATTAGTGGTCTTTCTTTTATTTTCCTTATGCATAGCGACACCCTTAAAAACGGATATTAAATTACTTTTTCTATTATCTAAAGTATTATTATTTCTATGAGAAAAAAAGCATCGTTTTTTTAAAGGCATAATAAAATATTCCATAAAAAGATTGACGTGTTTTCCTTTTATATTTATCGTCCTAACCGCTCTAAAGCTACTCCCACTAAAAGAAGCCTGCCAAGTAAACCTATTCAAGTAAGGATAGTCTTCATCGTCTACTAATACCCACTTACTCTGTGTTAATTTAATCTTTTTCATATGCCCTAATTAAATTTATATTATTTAAAAAGGTATAAACAAATACCCCAAAAAAGTTAAGGCATTTTTTCTGGGACTACCTCTTGGTCTTCTTCTATAATACCCTTTTCAATTTCTTCCTTCATTTCAGAATCCTGAATGTCATAAACAGTGTATAGTGTTGTCAATGCTACCTGTTTATCATTAGTAATTGAAAAATACTTTTGATAATCACTTATAACCTCTTTAACTTCCTCAAAAAATAAAATCGCTTTTCTTATCTTATCCCTAATTTCATATTTAACTTTATCAATAGCGTCATAATTAATAATAGCTTCTGAAGATTCCTCATTTTCTTTAATTTCCTTTTTCTTTTCCGAATTGATGGCAGAAATTTGCGTTTTACAAGCTTCATATTTCGCTTGTGAATAAATCTTCTTTATTTGAATTTCTGGAGTATATTGCTTTTGCCCCTTAACATAATAAACAGTGTCTCTTCCGGGATAATACTCATAATCAATTACTAATTGAATTAATCCTCCTAAGAAACTAGCGTATTTTTGTGCGGTTTCTAAATCGACAAATGCCTTATCCTCAACTTCATAATAAGTAATATCTCTTTCTGGAAATACATCTGTATTTCTAATATACTCAGGGTAGTCAATTTGAACCTTAATAGGTTTTATAATACCTTCATTAGCTAAAGTAACATCTATATAGGCATCAATTTGCTGTTCTGTTAAATTAGCTAATTCTTTTTTAGTTAACTCTTGAAAGTTTTTCATATTCTTTATTTTAATAATTAATTTAATTTTTTGTCGACCTTTAATACTCTAATTTTATTTTACTTTTTTAACTTTGTCAAGTTTTTATGTGGATAACTTTTACCTAAGAATTCTTCTAATTTTTTTGCTACGTCTGGGAAGGAAGATTTAATATGCCTACCCTTCTTATTGTAAGTTCTAATTATTTTGCCCACTATTTTATCCTTAATTGTTTTCATATAATTATAAACGGCGGTCTACTTTTGAGTGTAATTCTATTTCTAAAGACTCCCCCTTAATTCTAGAATAAACAGCTCCCGAAATAGTTTCTTTAATATGTTCAATATTGTAATTACTAGTAAATATAACTGGCTTGCCTAAATTCCACCTGTGATTAATTATCATATACAGACGCTCTCTGACCCACTGACTAGCTTTCTCCTGACCTATATCATCAAGAATTAACAAGTCTGCGGAAAAGACTTTTTCTAAAATATTTTCATCCCTCAAGCTTCCGTCTGGTTTTGGCCGTAAACTATCTAGCAGTTCTGGGACATTGACAAAATAAACTTCTTGCTCCTTTAATACCGCTACCTCTGCCCCAATAATTGAGGCATAAGTCTTACCTGACCCTGTCGTACCATAAATAAATATCCAATTCTTACCCAACTCCTCTGAACAAAAAGTATTACAAAAAATTTCAAATAAGTTAGCTTCGTCCTCCCATTCCTCCAACTTATAATTCATTATAAGTCTGTCTGGAATATTAGAATTTTGTATTAATTCAAAGCTCTCCTTTTGGCTTTCATATTCCACAAGGCAGTCGCAGGTCTGAAAAGTAAAGCCTATACCCTCTTTCTTTGGGGTTTTGATATAACCTTCTTGGCACTTTCCACAAGGTTTATATTCAATTGGTATTTGCTTTTTTATGGCGTTCCTCGCGTTTTCTAAAAAACTCATCAGTCCTTCTTTTGTTATCTTCCTTGATACGCCTAAGTTCTTCTTCCGTCTCCGGACGTTTACATAAGTCCCCATTTTGGTTGGTGATTAAAGGAATTAGATTATTTGAAACATAACTTTCTGAAAAAATAATTTTTGGGGAAACCATTGTAATACTTTGCCCTTTTTGCCATTTAAAAGTTTCGTCACTTTTTAATTTTACTAACGCCTCTTTTAATTTAGATACAGCTTCCTCCTTAAAATATGTTCTAAAAATATTTATCGCCCTGGGAATACCGGCAACTATTGTTTTAGCAGAAGCAGAGCAACCAGAAAAGATATTTTTCTGAAAGACCTCTAAAACCTCCAGTTCCTCGGGCTTTGTTAAGCTCTTGAATTTATCTTCATTCTCCCTTCTCTCCTCTATATCTGAAAAACTTATTTTAGATTTTCTCTTTTTTTCAGTATTCTCCGAAGGAGTAACCTCTATTTTATTATTATTCTTTATTACTTCATCATTATATATACCCACCATTTCATTAACCCTGCCTTCACCAATTGGTGAACTCTGCCTTAATGCATTGATTAAGTCTGCCTTAATGCCTATTCTTCTCTCTCTACCATCAAATCCCTTATCTTCAATATAACCACGGGTTCTTAATTCAGATATAATATTTGCCGTTCCTCCTTCAGATTTACCTATAAACCCCGCTAAATATTTATTACTGGCAAAGCAACCAGACCCATTTTTATCTAAGCTGTCAATTTCTAATATCAGCATTTTTTCTTCCCAGGATAGGTCTTCACAAAAAAATATTTCTTTTGGTATCCAAATACCTTTAAATCCTCTGGGGGTAATTCTATCAATTTTAACCTTTTTTGACATAAAATTTTTCTTTTACAAAATAATAATAAAACCAGCTAAACTATACGAGCTGATAGATGAAAGGGGTTAGAGTGAATATAAAAACACTCCTGAATTTTCTCTGGAAGAAAATTTTTAAGTCTATCAGTTCGCATAGGTTAACTGGTTATTTAATAATTTTATTATATATTATTTTTTAACTTTGTCAAGTTTTTATTGCGTATATAGTGTGGGTAATTCCCCTATTTTTTCCACCTCAACATTGACTCCATCTCCTTCTAAAACTTCTGGTGCCACAAATAAGCCATAACACTCATAACCGTTATCTCCTTTTACTGTCTTATGGTCAATAGAAATTCCTGACCTTTCATACCATCTTTTCAAACCATAAACTGGTAGTTTAATTAAGTAACCCCCAAAAGGGTCATAATAAAAAAAGTTATTGGCTTTTGTAGATAAAAAACCTCCATCATTGCCTCCGCTAGAAACTTCTAAGAATATTTTACCTGTCTTATGATATTGAAATTCTGTCTTAATGTCAAAAAATATACTATTCAACTCATTAGTAGCTTCATTGTCAAATACCCATAAACCATCTACACCATAACCTTGAAATTTTTTATTTTCGGAAAGATTATGAACATTAATTGTTTTAGGCAAAGAATTTAAATAATCAAAAACTTTCTTTTCCCCAAGTTTCCCCAATTTTAGTTGCTCTTGGAAATTATACTTCATAATATGCTATTTAATTTTTCCGCTTGTTGTTTAATTCTTTTATTCCAGAACCTTTTTTCAGAAATAGTTAATCTTTTAAAATTTTCTGGTTTTAAGTTTTTAATTACTCTTTCTAAGCCTAAAAAAGCCTCAATAATTGGCAAACAAGCACTTGAAAATTCATACCCTTCTTTTGATAATGCTTTTAATAATGTTCTGGAAGCGAATGGTAAATCTGTTAATGCTGCTTCTTGCATTAATGCCAACCCTTTTTCAGAAGTAATAGGTAAATCTGAAACCTCCATTAAATTAACAGGAGGTTCTTGTTCTTTTAAATTAGTTACTTTTTCCTTAAATTCTTCTGGTGTTAATTTCGCTCCAGCTATTTCCTCACTAATTTTTTGCCTCACTTCTTCTGGTAAAGCTAAAAATACATTAACTTTGTACCAATTATCTAAACTGGCATTAACTAGCGTTTTCATATGGTCTTGGGAATATTCATATAATCGGATAAATTGATTGGCTCCAGAAATATGTTTATTTACTTTATCAAGGAATTCTAACCATTTACCTTCGGGTTTCCACTTATCCCGTTGCTGTTTTAATAATTCCCCCAACTGAATAACTCCAGAAAGAAAACTTTTTGCTACGTCTCTTTCTAAAGCCTTATATTCTTCTACAGCTTTCTGAAACATATTGCTTTTTTCTAAGTGTCCCATAATACTTTATAGGTTAGTTTTTAATACCCCAAATTTAACGCTACAATGCGTTAAATTTGGGGTTTTTTATATTAAAAGGTTAAATTTATACCGCAAGGCATTTTATCGCAAGTAGGGCGAAATTTACAGTTTTGGCACATATTCCTATTAGGAACATAAATGCCTACCTCTTCGATAGCCTTTATTTTTGAGCATAATTGTAATAATTCTGAAATTTGTGCTTGTGTTCTATTACTTTTTAATAGTATAAATTCTGGTTTTGGTTCTCTAGGCAGTACTCTTATTCGGACACCGGTTTCTTCTTTCTTAAAAAGTTTCCTAAAAGCCGCGGAATAAAAAGTTAATTGTTCAGAGGCATTAACCGTATTTTGGTTCCAATTTCTTTTAGTGCTTTTACTGGCAGTTTTATGGTCTTCAATCCAATTATCTTCGTCAATTAAATCTATAAACCCGTGTAAGGTAATTGGGTATTTATCCAATGGTATTCTAAACTCTAACTCGACTTCTTTAGGCTGTATAGTTGGGGCTATCGTTGCCATATAAGCATTAATAACATTAATTCCTTCTAATCTCATTTTTTGAAATTCTAACTGATTTACACCAAAGGATAATTTTGTTACTTCCTCTGAGAAATAGTTGGCAAACTTTTCTTCCATATCTTTTACTAAAAGGTCTTTTCTACTTTGTATTTTTTGTCTATAATTATCTGCTAATACTTTATGAATAGCTTGTCCATAAGAAGTATAAATATCTCCCTCATCTCGTTTTTCGCCGTCAACATAAGAATATTTATAACTTAACGGACAAAATAAAAATTGACTTAACTTTGAGGCTGAAATTGTAAATTCTTTATTTTCCATAGGTTGCTTGTTTAGCTTTAAATTTTAATTCTGAAAAAGTATTTAGAAGCGTCTTTTCCATTAAATTACTTGAAGAATAATACTGACTTAATAATTTATCTGCTTTTTCCGTCCTGGCGAAGACAAAACTTACTTTTTTAATATTGTCCATTAGTTCTAATCTAAGCAATTCAACACAATTAAATTTTAAATAAGTTGCCAAGTATAAATCCTGCGTTTTTATTTGGTTATCCATAAAATTTTTATTTATTTAAATTCTTTTGTTCTTCTGATAAATCGAAATTTAAACCCGACTCGGAGAATTTAGTGCTATATTTTTCACTAGAAAGTATTTGTATTCTAGTCTGAATTACCTCAATCATGCTATTGATTGACCGCCAAAGATATAAAGCTTTTTCATAGTTTTCTTCCTTAAAAATACTTTTTACTTTTTCTCGAAATACTCTCTTATCTAATTCAGAATTAATATCGTCTACTGTGGGTCGTTTCTTTTCCGCAGTTAAATCATTAATAACAGATTCTCGCCAATTAGCTCGGCAAATTTTAATCTTTTCCTCGTTTAATTTAAAAATACGGCTATATTTAGCTAAAATTTCTCCTAGAGAAAACTTTAGTATAGCTACTGTTCCATTTAATTTGCTTAACTCGTTAGCAGTATACATATCAAAAGTTTTACCAGTTACTCCGTCTCCTTTTAATTCCTGAATAACACCTTTAATGTTATCCAAAATTTCAAGGTCTTTAGTTTCAACTTCTTGCTGTGAAGTTTCCTCTGCTACTTCTTTAATAATGTCATTTATATTTTTACCCATATAATTAAAATTAAAAAGGCGACTTTTTAAAAGTTAAAATCGCCCTCTTCTAATGGTTTAGAAAATTCTTTAGCTTCAACTTCTGAATAAATACCGTATAATTTTACTAAGCGTAATACTGCTCTGTCATAAGCTCTTTTGCAAGCCATAGCAAATTTAAAACTACTGTCTACGGAATTTCTTTCTAAAACTCTTAATTCTTTAACACCTTTTTCATTTTTGCTCTCAATAGCTTTCCCGGTATTTAAAGTACTAGCTTCGCCGTCTCCTCTACGCCAATTGTCTCGGCAGTTATCACCATTAAATCCTACCCAGATATTAACCGCGTGTTGCTGATGATTGTCTTTATTGGGGAGAGAATAGCATACGAAATCTTTTTCCGAAATGCCTTCCTTATCCGCAATTTTTTCAATACCTACATGGCTAATTATTCTAACTCCTTTACTCGTAGCCCAGAAATCTTTTTCTGAAATTACGGATAAAAGGTCGACTTTGGTCTCTTTACCGTCTTTTACTACAATGTAGTAAGGTGCGGTTCCCTCTTTCATGGTTTCTGCCATAATTTTAAATTTACTTTAATGAATTATACTTTAAAAATTTTATTAGTTCGGAGCCATTAATTGTAATTTTTCCGCTAATTTTGTGCCAAGGGCAACCATCATGCTCTGCTTTGATTTTAGTTTTACTCGTATATTCTACAAGTTTTCTTTCCACGCCTAATTTATTGCCTTTAGCAGGCACTCGAATAGTTACGAGGTTATATAAACCTGCGTAGCCTGTGACACCAGGAAGAAACCCCTTTTCAATTACCTCTTCCAGAGTATACTTTCGGGTTAATTCTATGTTTGTCATAGGTATTATTAGTTAATTATATTAAGTATGATAAAGCAATTTTTTTATTTTGTCAAGTTTTTATATACCTGAATATACAATTTACCAAAATTAAATATTGCTATATTGTCATTCTTTACTATTACTTCTTTTTCATTTATATCTTTAAAGCGTATTTCTCGACCTGAAATATTCTTCCAATAAGTGTAATCTGAAAAGTAGTCTTTAAAATAAGTTTCCTTATTAAAAACAATGTCGTGAATTGAACTGGCTACTTTTAATTTTTTGCTATAAACTACTTTTTCAGGATAACCAAAATTAAGTTCATTGAAAACTATCATTTGTGCTTTAAATTCACCGCTGGAATTAGTATTTTCTAATTTGTTAACCATATCTCCGCCAAATCCGTGAATATACATAGCACCATTAAATTCTCTAGTGTAATAAAGTTTGCCTTTTGTAATTAAAAAAATTGTTCCTCGTGTCATAAGTTTGTAATTAATTATAAAATTTATTTATTGTTATATTCCAGGTTATCCTGGTAGGACGACCCTTGTCATCTTCTGAATCTAATATTCCGCTAGTATTACTCCCAGTTATTAATCGAGCTATTTCCGAAAGGTCATTGTCGTTTAAGTATAAGGTTAAATTTTCTTTTTCATAATATTTTAATTTCTTTTTCATAATATTTTAATTACTTTTTAATAATTTATTCTATCCAAAATTTATACCATCTCATAGCCTTTTGTTCTACGGGCATATCTTCTAAACCAATAAAAAAAGTACTAAAATCAATTTCATATTGTGCAACTCCCCAATCAAATCCTTCTTTGTACATATCCGCACAAATACCATTTTCTCGGTCAGTAATATTAAGAGAATCAAAATCTAAATACTTCTTTTCAATCTTTTTAATTTCAAACTTTGTAATAAAGCCGTTTATAGCTATAATAGCTAAACAAATCATTATCAGAATAAAAATTGTTTTTTCAAATTTTGTTTTTATAGCTATACAAGTTAATTTTAAGTTTTTATCCTTCATATATTTAGTTTAATTTTTTAATACCTCTTGGAAATAGACTCATATCAGGCAGTTCGTCATATAGAAATGCCCACTTATCTCTAAAAAATCTGAACATTATATTTCTTGCCTCGCTTTTACTTTCTGCTTCTATCTCAACAACCAAGTCTTTATCATAAGTAAAACCTTTAATAAGATGACTATGAGATTGGCCAAAAGTGAAATAGAATTTCTGACTAAGTTTTGCTATATCTACTATTTCATATTCCTCTCCCCACTCCTCACCCTCTGGATAATCTCCTTCAAAAAATTTTTCTCTAGCTTCTTCTTCGTTTTTAGCTTCTATAAAAATATTACCATTACCATTAAAAGCATATTTTACTGAATATTTTGGCATATTTTTTATTCTATATTAAGAATTAATGCATTTTTTAGCTCTTTAATTAATGTGGAATGATTTTTAATATAATTAACGTGCGGAGTTTGTATATTTTTATCAATAAATTTCTGAGCAAATAGTTCTGTCTTGGCTATATTCTTAATGTGATTAGTTAAGTTAGCATTTCTTGAGGTTGTTTTGTATCCATCACATACTGGACATTGAATTTTATGGCCTATATTCATAAAAATAATTATTTAATAAGTCTTTTTTAAGCATATATTTATTGAAAATGAATTAAATATTCCCCACGGGCAACCCATAAAAAACACCCAATAGCTACTATTATTAATACCCACTTCCAGAAGCGTTCTCTACGAGCTTGCCTTTGATTATAATATTCTGATAAATACATATATTGTTTAAGCATAGGTTTAAACTTATTTTATTTTATTATAGTAAAGCCTTTCTCCAACCCTTTATCATTCTAGATATTGTAATAA